AAGCATTTCTTTCAGTTCTTCACCCTCTGCTTTATAAAGTCGGTCTTTACAAGATCTCTTCCAAGCAGCAATAGATTCTTTTGTCCAACCATCGTACGTGTCCAAACGCTCGAAAAGCATTGTAGGATTCAGAATACGTCTTGTCTGAGTCTTGCGACCATCTATAACTGCTTCGGTGAGACCGTACTGGTCATTGAACATTATCTTTTTCATTTTGTGCCTCCTTCCTCTATGGTAGGAACTAAGTCCTTGATGTAAGCCCAGTAAGCGAAGCGGAAATCTTTGCGGATGATTCCGTTCCATTTCATCTTATCGCTTATGTTGTGATCATCAAAAAACTTATGGACCAAGCATTTTTCTAAGTCTATAAGAACCGGATGAGTGAAGTCTTTGGAAACACCAATGATAAAGGTGTGCAAATTTTCCGGAACTTCCTTTGCTTTATGCCATGATTGGCTGAGGCTGATGTATTCTACCTCATTTTCATAACACCAAGGGTACAAATCTTTCGGAACCTTATTTTTGTATCCAATCCAATATTCTTCATCTGAAACATTTCCTACGGCTATTAAGCCTAATTTGTGTATCAAAGAATTTGTTCGAACCCATAACCTTTTAGGCGCATCAGGAACTTTTTTATCTTCACTCTTCATTCTTCTTCAAATTTATTTGGTACTTATGTATTTATTTACTAACTTTGCAGCGCAAATCAGATGTTAGTCATACTAACAAATCCTTTCAGCAAACGGTCATTTGTTGAAAACTATCTCGAAAGAGACTTTAGAGCCCTTGGATTCCGCACCCTTGGGCTTTTTTGTTGCCCATGACCGTGGGCAAATAAGCTTCTCGGCAATGTGCTGAGTCGCAAAGCAGAAGGGAGGTGTTAAGTATGACAGAATCTGATTTGCACAAAAAGGGTAAGAAACTTATCTTTCGTAGATACTTCCGAGATAAGAATGGTAAGATTCATTTCCCGAAGAAGTCTCGTGTATTCCCAATGTGGGTAAATGAGAAGTAACTTTTCCTTTTTGGTGGGCAGCAGCTGGATGCCCACTTTTCTCTTCTATCCATCCTCTGCCTTAGCCGATTCCGGAAATATTTTATCTTCATTCTTCATTATTCTTCAAATTTATTTGGTACTTATTTATTTATTTACTAACTTTATGGTGCAAAAGTAATAAAAAAGAATGTAACTACATATAAATGTATTTAATTATTAAGTTAGTTAAATACTATTTTATGTTTATTAATATAATATGTAAATAAAATAGGATTTATGAACGAGCTTAATGTAAATATCGGCCTAGCTATTGAACAAAGAGTAAATGAGCTTGGCATTTCAAAGTCTGAGTTAGCTAGAAGGCTTGGCATCGCTCAGCAGAATGTAAATAAGATGATATTTAGCAAAGAATCGCTAGATACGGCAAAGTTGATGGAGATAAGCAAGGCTCTTGATTACAATTTCTTTGAGCTTTATGCCAATCTCTCACCAAAGAAGACTTCTTTGTTTAATTCTGCCAAGTTGCAGTCTTTGATAAATGAAAAGGGACTTGGCAATATTGAATTTGCTTCAAAGGTCGAGTTGACACGTTCTGAGCTTGCTAACATAATGGAAGGTGGTGATGTGTCCCTAAGTATGGTGGAGAAAATGGCTGAGGCTCTATGTGTAAAGCCGTCAGAGCTTATCAATGGTACTTCTTCCAATGTTGGGTCAGAGGCTATGAGCCAATCTGATATGGAGAAAGAACTAATTGAGCTGAGGGCAGAAAATAAACTACTCAGAGAACTTCAAGGTCTTCCAGCAAGAAAATGGCAAATGTAGGATAATTAAAATGTTATCTTGTTATGGAAGTGGTTATTTTGGTTCTTCTAGTGCTAGTTTGCCTATACTTTATAGTGCAAGGTATTGATGTCGTTCAAAGATATTTTGATTCTTCTAAGAGTGACAAAGATATTTTCGTAGCTAATACCCCAGTAGCGAATGAGCAACTTGTTTTAAAGAATGAGTTAAACATAGCTCGTTCCAAGGTTTCTCAGCTCCAAAAAGAGTTGAAAGAGCAATCTATCAAAGTAGATGAGTTGCAAAAGTCTGCAAATTCTTATAAGGAACAGATGGATGAATATAAATGGATGGTGGATGCAAAAGAAATGCAGCTTTCCATAAAAGAAAAAGAAATAGATAAACTTCAGTTTGGACTCACAAACAACAAATCGGTTATCCAAGGCCAGAATTTCGAGAAAAACGAACTAGCAGATTCTTTGAAAATAGCCCAGGAAGAAAATTCTAAAGCAGACTGGGCATATTCGGAGCTTTATGAGAAATGTGAAGCTTGTGAAGAAGATATAGAAAGACTCAAAGAACAAATAGATTCTTTTGATAAAATTATCAATAATAAGAATCCTTTTGATTACGTGGCTCATCTTCGTGCTCATGCTTTGGAGCATGTAAATGAATATGCAGGCAAAAAGGTTGAAGAATTAGCGGTGCTTTTTAAATATCAATATAAGTTTGAGTATCTTCTTTCCATATATCCAGAGCTGAGGGCTTATAAGGATGATGATGCGTATATTAAGTATATTCAAGAGGAGGAGCAGAGATGCAATATTGATAATTGGTTGGATGATAAAAACTACAGTAAACTTTCAGAGATAGAACGTGAGCAATTGGCTGTTGAAAGATATATTGATAATTATAAATTTAGATGGTCTAATTGGGAAAAAGGTCGTAACTACGAAATCTATGTAGCTTATATGCTATATAATGACAAGACGATTTGTAATGATGGATATGACATTATTCAAGAAGGTCTGAATAAGAAACTTGAAGACAAGGGACGCGACATCATCGCAATCCATAGGAAAACAGGACGAGTTTTAATAGTGCAATGTAAAAATTGGAGTGAACATAGTATAATTAGGGAAAATGTTATATTCCAACTCTATGGCTCGTATACTCAATGGCTTGTCGATAATGGTAAAAGTCTGACTGATGATGTGATTCCATGCTTGTATTATACATGTGATTTGTCATCAGTGGCAGAAGAATGCGCTAGAATGCTCCATGTAAGATGTAAAAAATTACCAATGGGGAAGTTTCCTGCAATCAAATGCAATGTAAATCATAATACAGGGCAGCTGATATATCATCTTCCGTTTGATAGACACTATGACCTAGTGAAGATTAATGCCAAAGGCAAAGGCTATAAATTTAGTATTGCTGAGGCTATAAAAGAAGGTTTTAGAAGAGCGTATAATCATTAACATAAAATAGTAAGGATGAATAAAATGGGAGAAAAACAAATTATAGAAATAGCCAAGTATGATAAGGCTAATAAGTAATTCAAGAACTGTTTAGAGTAGCAAGTAAAAAGCTTAGTAAATATAAGGCTTTACAACTTTGTAGCGACAATAATCTTTGTGGTTTTTGTAAGTTCTTGTAAATGAGCAAATTAAAGATAAGCACTTAATAATTATTAAGTTATCTAAGAATTAAAATAATATGTTTGGCACGTTTAACGTGACAAATGTCACAAGAAATTTATAAATAGTTTAGAGTATGGCAACATTTAAAATCTTAGTTCAGCATAGAAGAAGTGATGGTTTCTATCCTGTTTATATCAGATTGACTCATAATAGAAAGGTTTGCTATCTAAAGACCGATAAGATGGTAAACGATAAGGGTATCGTGAAGGGTACGAAAGAGGTGAAAGATACTTTCGTGCTTACAAGTTTGATGCCAAATATCAATAAATGGGTAGATGGATTGAATAGAGTAGATTCTTCTCAATGGACTATAGAGGAGGTTAGAAGATTCATTCAACAAGGCGAGGAGGGTGTTTGTTTTTCTGATTTTGCTAGAGAATATATAGATACACTTTATGATATATTGGAATATCATTCTGTATTAACCTACGGGCAAGCATTGAACAATTTGGAAACCTATGCTGGTAGCACTAAGATTATGTTTAACCAACTAACTACATCATTCATTGAAAATTGGATAAAATCCTTATCAGAGAAGAAAGCAATTAAGTTTACCTACCCTACGTATATCAAGCGATTGTTCAACGAGGGAGTAAAAAAATATAATGACTACGACAATGACATCATAAGAATAAAAAATAATCCTTGGGTGAAGATTAAGATACCAAGGGTAGATAAGGCAAAGAAGAAGGCTATAACCATGGAAGAATGCCGAAAGTTCTTTTCTATAGTCTCTGAAAAGAAATCGTATCAAAGAGTTATGGATATTTGTAAGATGGTGTTGTGTTTAGCTGGAATAAATGTTGCCGACCTATATAACATGAAAAAGAAGGACTACTTTGATGGAATCCTTCATTATGAGCGCAAGAAAACCAGAGGTAGGAGAGAAGATAATGCCTATATAGAAATGAAGGTTCCTGATATACTTTTTCCAACTATCGAAAAATATTTATCTAGTAACCCAAATGATGAATATCTTTTTTCTTTTCATTCCAAGATGGGGGAAAAGTCATTAGATACATTTCTCTCTTCCTATTTAAAGAAAATCTGCAAAGAGCTGTTGGGCTTTGAAAAGGGACATTACTATACTCCTTATACATTTCGACATACTTGGGCTACTATCGCTCAAAATGACTTAGGAGCAAGTTACGAGGAAATTGGCTTTGCCTTGAATCACATCAGTACCCACAAGGTGACAATGGGCTATGTGAAACCTGATTTCTCTAGAGCATGGGAATTAAATGAGAAGGTAGTGGAGAAGGTGTTTTTCACTAACGACAAGAGCAAACGCCTAGAGGAACATCATCTGCCTGTATTCGATAAGGTAGAGGAAAACTTTGAGTTGTCTGCTGATGCTTACTTTATGGGTGAGGTTGTGGCTCATGTTGATGGCAAGGGCTATCGGAACACAGATGAGATAATAGAACAGCTCATGGCCAGCATAAATGATACTGTGCCTAAGAACTGCACGATACAGATTAAGGTGAAGAATATCACCAAGGACCAGACGAAGTACTTTGAACGAGTCAGGGACATAAAATAGCTATTTTGTGTTAATTCAGATTAAAATCGACCCAATATAAGTTAAAATAGAGCGTTTTTGCTCAATAATCAAGTCAAGGGTAGTCTTCTCTAAAGTTGAAGAAAATTTAGAGAGGGCTACCCATTTTTTATATTTAGCCATTATTAACAATTTTGAGATTTTTGATGTTGATAGTGGTTTCTTGTTTCTCAAATTTCTCTTCCAACTGCATGAAAGATTCCTCCACAGATAAGTTTCTGGATTCATCATTATTGAACGATACAGACTGGAGTTTAGGAGCCACGTATGGTAGAAACTTTGCCACCATCGCCAGTCGTCCGGCAGGCTCGTCAATCTGCATGAGATCTGTGAAAAGTGAATAGTTCTTCTCATTGATACCATTGATGTAGCCAGTAAGGGCATCACGTAGGCTTTCACGCACACTTTTGGTAATCTTATTAGGTGTGCCAGCCTTACGTCCGCCAGTCTTCTTCCTCTTTGGCTTCGGCTCATTACTATTGTCTTGTTTTACTGCCATATTCTATTGATTTTTAATGTTTACTGATAGTTTTCGGTTGCAAATATAGGAAGAAATTACGAAACTTGGTGTTCAAGTTGCGGAACTTATCACAGATAGGTAAGAAAAACGCATTACTTTTGAACAGTTTAAACATTAAAATTCGAATTTTATGGGATTAATTGGAAGTATTGTTGGTGGACTGACCTCTGCTGCAGGTGGTTCACTAGCAGCTAAAGCAAGAAACAAGGGATATAATGAGTATATCAAAATGTTTCAAGACCGTATGCAGCAGGTGAAGGATCATCGTGATAACTTGTATTATCAGGACCCTACTCAATCTGCTGAAAATCAGGTAGCCGTGACCAATGCCCAGAAGGTATTGGATAATGCTACAGAGACCGCAAAGAACACCAATATTGTTAGTGGCGGTTCTGATGAATCGGTTGCGCTGAGTAAGCAGGCTGCCCAGGAGCAGGTTGGTAAGATGGTGCAAGAGGCTGCTGTGCAAGGTGCTCAGACCAAAGAAAATGTGTGGAATACTGCTGATTCGCAGATAGACCAGATGACTAACTACATCGCCACAGCCAAGAAGGAGAAAGCTCTTTCTACAGCACAGGGTATTACGGATGCTGCTGGTGGCTTGGCTGGCGCAGCAAGTAAATTGCCATTTTAAGGAAGGAGGTGATTATGGGATTTACATTGGATGATTTAACTCCTAAACGTCCGGCAACAGCAACAACTCCTATTACAGATTTCCCTTCTGATAATGTGGGGCAGCCGGATGATACACCTGTTCAGAATACAGCTATTGATACTACTGGTATTACCGGGAATGGTGTCCATGAATCTTTTGCAGAACAGCCAACCGAGGAAGTTACCAAGGTGGAGCCTAACCAGGGTATCAAGATAGACTGGAGCAGACCTTATAGCGAGATAGAGCAGAACCCTCTCTTGCGGCAGATGAAGCCTTATGACATCATGCGAGATTACCAAAAGAATGGTGATGGAAACTGGTCTGCCTTCATGCCATGGCTCAATACTCTGGGTGATGGAGATAAAACCGTAGCTGCCAATGAAGCCTTGAAGAAGAAAGCGGAGAGGAAGGCCAAGATGGAGCAATGGGGCAATTTCCTGATGCATCTTGGCAATTTCATCGGTACAGTTCAAGGTGCTCCATCGCAGAAGATTGAATCTGCACAAGAACTTACTGATCGCCAACGCAAGATAAGAGAGGCTACAGATGCTTTAAGAGCTAAGGGCTATGACCAGATGATGGTGAATATCTATAAGGACCGTCAAGACAAACAGGCTCAGATGCAGGCAGAGGCTGCTGCAAAGGCAAATGAGGCACTGGCTGCTTATCGTGGTTCACAGAAAGCGCAAGAGGATGCTCTTACTCCTGTTAAGGTCGAAGAAGTGAATCAATCTACAAGACGACATTCTACAGCTGCAGACTTGAATGTTTCAAAGAAGGAGACAGAGGATGCTTTGAGAGGCAAGAAGGGTAAGTTGCTGGACAAGCAGGCTGATGCTGCAGCTGCAAGTGCTGCAGATAGGCGTTCTCATGTTGCCGTAAATAATTCGACAACAGCAAAAAACAATGCTGCAACTAATAAGACGATTAGAACAACGCCAAAATATTCTCAAGCAGAATATGGTAAAAGGTTCATCAAATACTATAATCACATGAAAAAGAAGGGAGGCAATAATCTTGCTTCTATTTATGAAGAAAAGTATGGCATTGGTAAAAATGGAGATACTGGCAAGCAGTGGGATGCAAGTCTTCAAAGAATGTTCGTTGATGATGTTGAAGAACAAGGTCTTGCACCTAAGAGTCTCGGTATTGGCATTGGTCGCAAATCAAATAATGGCAAAACAAATAAAGGTAAACATTTAAAATTATAATATGGACGATAATATAAAGAAATTACATCAAGCGTTAATTGATGATGGTTATGATGATGTTGGTACAGAGCAGGAATTTAGAGACTATGTTTCTGACAGCAAAAATGTAGCTACACTTTATAATGCATTAAGTGAAGCAGGATATGATAATTTTAAAGACCAAAAATCTTTAGAGACATATCTTTCAGCTAAGGCACCTGTTGCTCAAAAGCCTTCAACTCCTCAGAGTAGTGGGCAGAGTGTTTCTTCTAAGGAGAAAAAGCAGTCTCAATATCCGCAAGAGGTGAAGCGAGGTGAGTTAAAGAAGCCTAGCTTGATTTCGCAAGCACTCGGCATGATACCGAAGGTGGATGCAGGTAATATCGGTAGGGAGCAGAAAATGGGTGGTATGATTACCAGTATGCTTCTTGGTGGTAATGAGCAGCAAGCACAGCCGATGCAGCAGCCACAAGACAATAATCAGCAGGTGCAGCAGACCGCACAGGGGAATGCTAGCCAAGAACAGAAGCAGGAGCCAGCTCCTTCTATCCCTAGCGTAGTGAACGACAATACTTTGATGGATGCCAAGTTTGCTAACTATCTTGAAGATTGGAAGAAGCGACCAGATAAGGAAGGCAACTATTTTGAGAACTTCGTGGCTGACCTTGAAGCTGACGGTATGAATCCAGATGAGGCTCTTGAAGCTACTCGTAGTGCGCAGTACAGATATGCTAATCGTTCTGCCATGGACGTTACCAACCAGGTAGTATCTTCTTTGCCTGATGATACGGTGCAGGATGCTGAGCAGAGTATCGGGGCGCAATGGTATAGCCATGGCGTGCAGGATAAGTTGAAGCAGGAGGCAGACAGCATGGGTATCAGTTATGATGACTATGTGGCTCATTTCCTGAAGCCTGCTATGGTGCAGAGTCTGGTGAACAAATATGGTCCGAATTATCGCAATATAGCCGAGGGCATCGCAACTCGCCTCTATTCTCACGATGAGCATGTGCAGGACAGACTGATGAATCAGGACATCAATGATGCTCTTTCTAGTGTTATCAATAAGTATGTGAATCCATCTGTAGTGGATGAGTACAACAAGGCTCAGGAGGCAGGCAGTAAGGCATTTACGGAGGGAATGGAAGGAAGTCAGTTTATTCCGGCTAATCTTCGTCTGGGTACAGCACTTGGTGCTCAGTATGAGGCAAACGAGGCCAAGGATCCTGCAAAGGTGCTTTCTAGTTTGCAGAAGAAGTTTGGCAAGCTCTACCGGAATCCGGAGTTCCTGAATGATATGAGCAATGCTGCATTTAAGGTTATGCAGCGATATGGCTTGAATGGCACTCAGAGTAGTGATCCTAAGCAGTTCAAGCCGATGATCAATTCTGTTCTTAAGAATGAACTCGACCAGCTAGAGATTAAGGGTATGATGCCTAAGGGTAGTGCTGAGTACATCATGAAGACTGGTTTGGGTAACACTATTGTGGGTAAGATTACTCGCAAGGCTGTTCAGACGGACTATCAGAACTGGCTGGAGGATATTGCCAATCAGCAGTATCAGCCGGGTTTCTGGGAGAACGTGGCTAGTGGTGCGCTTACCTTTGCTGGGGATGCCTGGAGTTATTGGTTGCCGGGAGCAGCAGGTGGCAAGTTGACCAAGAGCATGATAGCCAAGGCAGAGGGTAAACTGGCTGGTGACCTGATGGCTAAGGGTATGGAGCGCAAGGTGGCTGAGCGAGCTGCCAAGGTACTTATCGGTAAGAGTAAGGACGTGGCTTTGAAGAACGGTGCTGTGCATGGTGCTGTTACCTTTGGTGGTCAGTCGGCTATCTCGAAGCCTATTGATGAGGTTTATCGTACTGGTCAGTTTGACGAGAATGGCAAGATTTACAATCCTTCTGTGGGTAAGATTATCGCTAATACTCTGGGCGAAGTGGCTAAACAGACTGCCGTAGGTGCTATCATGCAGGGTGGAACCATCGCCAATATGGTAGGCAAGGGCAGAGGCTTGGCTACCAATATTCTTGCTGATGTTGGTGGAAAGGTGGTGGATTCCGGTATCATGACTGGGCAGCAGATGCTGGAGCGTATGGCGCATGATCCGAATTTCAAGCCTACAGGTAAGGATGCAGCCGAGAGCTTCCTGGAGAGCATGGCGAACCTTACAGCTATCGGCTTGCCGGGCATGTTGGGAAAGTATGCCCGATTCAAGGACGCAAGGGAGTTTAACAAGAAGTTTGACTTCACAGATCAGGATATTGCCGAGTTGAAGCGATTCGGCTATGATGGACTTCGTGATGCCTTCGAGAAGGTGAGTATCAATGGCTATCGTGCTGAGGAAGACTCTTCTAATTCGACTAATCGAACAAAATTACCTGTTCCGTATGCAGAAGAGACTCAGGTGCTGAATCTCACTCAGAAGTATATGGACCTGATGAACGACAAGAGCGTGCCGGAGGTGTTGAAGGCTAAGATGATGGCTGTGGTGGAAGGCAAGCGACCTTCTTCTTTCTCGCCTGTGGTTGATTCCGTCATCGTACAGCCTATGGATCAAGACGGAAAGGTGTATCTCGAAACCTTGAATAAGGATGGCGGTATCATTGACAGAAAGGAGTTTTCTTCTCTTGATGAGGCTCAGAAGGCAGACAAGAAGCTGGAGTATGAGAAGACTCTTGGCTTAGCTTCTGTGCTGGAAGGTGAGTTCCATAATGAGTTTACCCAGGAGCATCTGGAAGACCTCTATAATCAGGCAGCTCAAAAATACTACATTGGTTACAAACTAACGGACGAGGAGAAAGCAGCAGTTTATCTTCGTCAAAATGCTGGTACTATTGATGAATTAATTCACAATCGTCAGAATGGTATTATTCTCACAGATGAGGAGCAGAAGCAGTTGGACACTTATCGCCACTTCTATGACTCAGCATTAGAAAACAGCTCTGTGTTGAGGGAGTTTGTACAAACATTTGAGGATTCTCATGGTGTGGCACGCGGTACACTTCGTAAGGCTTTGGAGTCGAAAGATAAGAAGTATGCGCCATTAGTTGAGTCTTATCTTAAGGAACTTTACAATTCCATCGAACTGAAACGTGAGATGAAAGATACTAAAGAACAGATGAACCAGACAGAAGAAACGCAAGAGACCACTGGTTCCACACAAGAAGGTGGTGCTTCGGCTCAGAATGCTGAGGCTACAGCTGAAAAGCCTGTAGATGCTTCTGTTTCTTCTGATGTTCCACCAACAGAACCGCCAACGCCTCCAGTTGGGGGTGAAACGCCTTCAAATGCGGACGATACACCTTCGGTGGAGAACAATGTTAGTCCTTCTGATGCCGATACAGCATCCAATGAAAGCAAGTCTGATGCTTTTGTTATGGGACAGAATGCCTATAAGAATGGGGATTCAGAGGCTTTGCAGGCTATCGACTATAATAGTGATTTGGCAACAGGACGTTTGAAGCGAGCGTTTGCTGATAACGAGAAGATGCCTGATATTGTAGCCAATGCCTATAATGGAGGTAGAGATATGGAGCAGTTTGTGGCTCAGCGTGCAAGTAGTTTGACTCCAGCACAAAAAGAGGCTATCAGTAAGTATGTAGAGGCAATGGATGCCAAGAAGGGTGCTATTGATGCTCTGCAGCATGCCGATGATGGCTATGGTGAGGCGTTGAAGCAGCAGCTCTGGCCATACCAGACGGTAGACGGAAACATAGTTCCTGCTACTTTGGATAGCGGAAAACAGGTATTCCTGAAGAAGGCTAACGAATATGGTGGAGCCTTTGTTGTCGTTCCTGATGAGCAGGGACAGCCTACAATTAAGCAGGTATCTAATGCCGAGATTAAAGAGGTGGGCGCTCCTGTTTCTCTTGATGAATACATTGAAAATGCGGTGGCTCAGCAGAAGGATGCAAGAGCGCAGCAGTTTATCAGTCAGTTTGATGGCAGCGGTTTGAAGCCGAATGACCGGGTGACAGTTGCCATGGAGGAAGGTGATGCTAATATTGACATGACCTTTGCCGGATATAGCGAGGACGGAAAGATTGTGCTTACTGATGGCAAAGATTATCTTCCCCTGTCTAAAGAAGAGTTTGCTGCATGGCGCAAGAATGCTCTCGACAACACAATCAATGAGCATTTGGATGCCGAGGACGATGAACGTGAACAGAAAGCAGTTTCTCAGGCTGAGGCTGATAAGAAGCAGCGTTATGCCAATGGCATCGTGGGACTGAGCGAGGGCCAGCCGGACTATTCTTCTAAGGATACAGATCCAAATGTGGCGGCTGAGTATCTGCAGGAGCAGTTTGGGGAAGACCATGGCAAACTTTTGGATCTGGTTAATGGCAGCCGTGATGACATCGAAACGCAACTTGCCAACAAGAAGAAGGCAGCTGCAGAATATCAGAACTGGCTTGATACAAATGCCGATCTTGACCCGGAAAAGGCTAAGAAGGTGGAGAACGACCTGGCTCTGGTTAATGAGCAGATTGCTGATCTTGATGCTCGTTTCAAGAACTGGAATGCTATCCGCAACAGCGTGATGACTCCTGACGAGGTGAAAGCTATGAAGGAGGAGCGCAAGGCAGAGATAGAGCGAGCTGGCATTGACAAGTCTTCCGTTCTGCCAGATGTGGATACAGGCGTTCGTATTCCAGAGAACAGTGAGCTTAAAGACAAATATCCTACTCAGGAAGCTGCTTCCGGCTACATAACGTCAGAGCGCAGACGCGTGTACAAGATGCAGGAAGAAACCCAACGAGAAATTGATGGTGTAGACAAGATACTCAATCAATACATGGATGGGGATATGGAACTTTCCGCTGAACAGTTGAGAGATCTGAATACCACCAAGGCAGAACTGGCAAACAGACAGAATGCGCTTACAGCGGATGCCAAGGCTTTGAAGGGAAAGGCTGAAAGCTTGAATATTCTTTATATAAAGGAACGAGCAGAGCAAAACAAGAAGAATCTTGAAGCTTTGTCCCCAAAAGACAGACGTAAGGAATTGGTAGCTAAAGCCTTGGAGAAGAAAGACATGAAGGCTATTAAGGAAATATATAAGGATGCAAGTACTGATGTCATGGATTTGACTCCGCGGACATTGGAGGAATTTGTGTCAGAGAGACTTTTTCCTCATAGTCTGAATGCAGAATCACTGGCGCAAGAGTTAGGATCTTCCAACTTTAGGCGTGGTATAGGCAGTAAGTACGACACTAACAAATACAACTATCTTCTGGCCAATAATGGCGAGGGATTAACTATTAGCGAACTTGCAAAGCGAGTCTGGGAAGATCTTTCCAGTACAATGGAATCAGGTGCTGGTGACGGATTACAGTCTACGTATTCAGACCAGGATGTCCGTAATGCAATTCTTGATATGTTCAAGACTTATGACAGTGTTCGGGAAATGCGTAATGTGACGCTTCTTAACCGTATTGCTGCTGCGGAAAACGAATTGTCGGGCGAAGAAGAGTGGTACGAGCAGCAGAAAGAGCGTGAAATTATCGAAAGACAGGCAGAAATTGAGAAATATCAATCGTATATTCACGACAAAGAGTTATCTTTGCCGTCTGAAAGCGAACTTGATCACATCAATGGACTTGAATTTGACCGTATGATGGAGATTGAGGATCGTGAACGAGAGTACAAACAATATGTCAAATCAATTTTACCAGAATTAGCTGATTATGATGACAGAAGCAATGAAGAAGGATATGGAGGAGGCAGTAGCCTGGGTAGCGACTCTTCACGGAGAGGAGTTGATGAAGGAAATAGCCAAGGCGAAGAAGTTGGTAACGGAGAAGCATCTTCTGAGTCCGAGATTGGAGAAGGCTCTGATAGCGGACGCAAAGGGCGACAAGAGACTGGCAGCATGGAACCTGGCGAAGGCTCAGCTGTTCGAGGCTCACATCTACCGCAAGAAGCATCCTTCGGAGAACGTTTAAAGAGTGCCATTGCCGAAACTGAGACCGAACCTACTGAGGCTCAGAAGAAGGCAGGAAACTACAAAAAGGGTCATTTGTCCTTTGGTGGCTACGATTTTACCGTAGAAACACCAAAGGGCGTGACTCGTAGCGGTAAGGACGAGCAGGGCAAGCCTTGGAGCGTGACCATGCATGATACTTATGGCTATATTCTTGGTAAGATAGGCGTGGATGGTGACCATATTGATATGTTCATCAATGACGCTGCAGACCTTGATACTTTTGATGGTAACGTTTATGTTGTTGACCAGGTGAACCCAGAGACTGGTGAGTTTGATGAGCATAAGGTGATGTATGGCTATCCTGATGAGGCTGCTGCTACTAAGGCTTATCTCAGTAACTACTCTAAGGGCTGGAAGGGACTTGGTAAGGTTACTTCTGTGCCTAAGGCTACCTTTGATAAGTGGTTGGAGTCTTCTGACCGCAAGACTAAGCCATTCCGTGACTATGCCATGATTCAGCATGAGGAGGCTAAGAAGGCTAAGGAAGCCAATGAGGCTCTTCCTTTTGATGCACCGATGAATATGGATGATCTTCCTTTCCACCGCGATGTGAAGGAGGTGAAGCCTTCGGAAATGACGGAGGCGCAGAAGGTGGCTTATGATGCCGTATCTACTATGCTTAAGAAGGCTGGCATTCCGGTGAAGGTGGTTAGCAATGAGGATATGGAGAAGGTGGCTGATGCACAGGATAACCTGGCAGTAGAAATGCTTTTGAATGATCCAGGAGTGCAGTATTTGAAGGGTAAGGGTGTAGTTTATGGCTACACTGACGGCAAGGAGATTGTGCTGAACCAGGAGCATCTGAATCCTAACACTCCTATCCATGAGTATCAGCATCTTTGGCGTACTGCTGCCAAGAACATGAATCCGGAACTTATAGAGCATGGTGATAAACTTATCATGCAGACCCAGCTATTTGCCGATTTGAAGCAGGATCCTAACTATAATCATCTGACAGATGAGCAGATTTGCGATGAGGCTTTTGCTCGTTTGACAGGTGAGGACGGAGCTGCTATTCTGGAACAGATGGCTAAGGATGCTATCAAGGAGAATCCGCTTGATACAGCCAAGGAACTTAGCGTTATCAATAAGTTGAAGGAGTGGCTGAAGAAGTTCTGGTATTGGGCACTTGATACATTTACGAAATGGAAGCCTGAGGACATTAAGAAAATGACCTTGGAGGATATTCGTAATCTTGTACTGAGAGACCTGGCGAATGGGGTGGACCCACGTAACGTGAAGTTTCGTATTACTAAGGAAGATGCAGTTTCTCTTCGTAAACAGATGGCAGATAATGCTGAGCAAGAACGGATTCTAGAGCATACGGAAGAAAACTGGCTGAAAGAATTTGGCAAGGATAGCCGTGTTACTACTCCTATTGGAAGTATCAAACTTGGTGAAAACCAATATAAGAAGGCAGGAAGAAACGACCGAATCAAAAGATTTGGTTTGTTGAAGCCTACCCTGGAGCGTCCTGATGTTATCCTGGAGAAGTCTGCACCAAAAGAGGGTGCGGAACGACAGACTAAATATCTGTTCATCAAATCCTTTAAAAAGGCTGATGGAAACAAGATTCTGAACTATGAATCCATAACAGTAAAGCAGGGTGAAGAGGAAGTGGCGATTAGCGCACATCAAATAGATCCTTCGAAAGTTTTGAAAGAATTGACGGAATCAAAAGTGCTATGGAATCGTTTCAGAGGCGATTCTAATTCCTTGGGCGAGAATCAAGGTTCGGCATTAACTCCAACCGCAAATAACCCAAGCGGAAAGGATAGCGTCCTGAATCCTCATAGCGATGCAAATATAAGAAATAATATCGAAACCACCAAAGGAAATGGTGGAAATTTATCTGTGGAGAATAAAATAAAGGCTGTTTCTCAGCAATTTGGGGTTGATGAGGCAGATGTGGCGATGTACGCCAATGCTGTTAAGAAGGGTTCTACAGCTGAGGCTGCACGTGCCAGAGCAAATATCAAACGCCATTTGTTGCAGGCAAATGAAGATAAGATTTCCTCTTTAAAGGAACTTCTTAAGTACACTGTGCCTGTAAATAATGCCTTGAAGGAGAACTTTGGCGACCTTGATGCTATGATCGAGGAGCGCGTGAAGCAGGTGGAGGCGCAGCGTAACGCCATGGAAGCCGCTAGAAAGAGAGCAGAGGAAGAGGAAGCCAAGCGACAAAAGCACTTGGAGGAACTTTCTGTGATTCTTGATAATCAACTTGACAAGCAGTATATGGATGCTCTTGCCAAAGGTGATGATGCTACAGCCAGGGAAATGCTTGATGAGGCTGCCAGACGCAAAGGCTATGATGATACCGAAAGCGCATACCAAGGTGTAGGTGCATGGGCTGCACCGGGAAACCCTGGGTATGAAAGCGACAAGGCGAGACGTGACGATTGGGAATCCAGTGGCTCGGATGTGAACCTGGAGGATATTGCCTTGGGCTATGCTCCTCAGCCGGATGATTACTTCTCCCACCCTGAGCGTTATTCTCAGAACACTCCTCATGGATTGGAATCTGTGAAAGCTATCAATACGGCTATTGATGCCATTAAGAATGGCGAGAAGGATGTTAAGGTAAAGGTTTATCGTGCTGTTCCTACTTCGGTGAAGGAAGGCAAGTTGCGTAATGGTGACTGGGTTACTCCTTCTAAGAAATATGCCGAAATGCACGGAACAAACCGTCTGGAAGGCAAATATCGTATCATTGAAGATGAAGTTCCGGCTACTCAACTGTGGTGGGACGGTAATGACGCAAACGAGTTTGGCTTTGATGATGGCAAGGCATATAAATATAAGAATGCCAAGAATAACAGAAAGTTGAACGACCTTGTTACCTATGATAATAAGGGTGACGTTATTCCTCCTTCTAAGCGTTTCAATTCTCGCAAGAGCGATGTGAGATTCATGTTTGCTGGCGAGAAGGGTGCGGCTGAGGCTGACAAGGCTGATGAGCAAACTATCCGCATGGATAATCTTGATGTAGCCAAGCAGATGGAAAAGGCAAAGAAGGATGCCAAGATTATCAAGATGGCTACAGGTTGGGAGAAAGGTGTAGATGGCAAGTGGAGATACGAAATGCCTGATGCCAAGATAAAGGACACCATTGATGTAGGTGGTGGAAATATCGTTAAGCGTTTTGAAGAGGATATGCTTTGGACTGATGGTAAACTTGCTGATGTCATTGATGCGCCTGGACTCTTAGAGGCTTATCCTCAGTTGAAGGATGTGCGTATTGATACGGATGCCATTATGAACGATATGCCTTCAAATGGGGAATACAATCCACAAACAAAGACTATTACCATTCATGCGGATGAATTAAAGTATCTGAATAGCATTCTGAATCATGAAATTCAGCACGTAATTCAGCGTGAAGAGGGGTTTGCGCATGGTGGCACACCCGATCAGGTGGAGAGAGATTTCAATGCAGCTAAGGCTGAATGGAAGGCACGTTCCTATGCCTTTGAATTGGAAGAGAAAGCCAAGGAAATGGGTGGTGAGTACAACCAATCTGAGGTAGAGAAAGCTCTTATCCAAGAATATAAGGACATGGATATGCCTGAGTTCATTCCTGACAAGGAAACCCGAATTAAGGGATTCAACTACTTCGCACGTGGCTATGCAGACAGAAGTATGGATGATGCCATTAAGCGTTTCCGTTTGGATAGGTTCCAACGTACAGACTTTGATTCTTACCAAGAATATAGAAAGTTGGCAGGTGAGGTTGAGGCTCGTAACGTGGAGAAGCGTTTGGGTATGACCGATGAGGAGCGCAGAAACTCGTTAGCTTCCGAGACGGAGGATGTGAACCGTGACGAGCAGATCGTGATGAATGGTAATGATGCTAGCTATAGCATCGTGAAAGACCCTGAGACCATCAAGAAGCTGGATAAGGAAGACACGGTGAAGGTTTATCGTGCCATGCAGGTAGGCGAAGATGGAAAACTCTATCCACCAATGGCTGCAAAGGTGAAGGGCAAGTTTGTGGAACCTATTGAACTCGGTAAGTGGGAACAGGCAGACGAGCGACCAGAGCTTGCTGATGATAAGGGTATGTTTACCCTCAACAAGGGTAATGGTAAGTCGCTTAAGGCTGCTTACAATCCTTACCTTCATACTTCTCGCATTCCACTGAATGACCAGTTTAGCGAGGCTCAGAATCGCCCTAACATCGTAACTGTAGAGGTTGAGGTGCCAAAGAGCGAGCTGACCAGTGGCTACAAGGCTGATAAAGCCAAGGATGCCGTGGGTGAAGTAGAGTGGAAGGCTGGTATCATCCAAGGACAGCTGACAGGCAAGCGCAAGGTGGTGCTTTCTCGTTGGGATAAGCCTGTGCGTATTGTGCCTGACAGCGAGGTGGCTGATGTTATCGTCAATGATATGTTCAAGGGCAAGAATATCACTATGCCTTCGAATGTGGTTACTCCAAGTCTGAGAAAAGAGTTGGAAAAGCGAGGTGTGCCGTTTGTGGAGACCGATAACAGAGGAAGAATCGTAGGAGGCGAGAATGATGGTGTGCATTATTCCAAGGTGTACGGTAAGAAGGCTAATGTGAAACCTCGTCTCGGCTCTGCCACAATTGGCTTGAAGGCTGCAAAGGATAAGGTGGTGGAACTGTTTCATAAGGCAAAGAGTGGCGAGTTTAATGGCAAACCTCAGTCTATAGGTACTCTTACGCAAGAGGGCAAGAAGTTCCTAGAAGATTTGTCGGGCTTGAAGATGAAAGATAAGATAGACTTTGTTCTGAATCCTTCTGACTTGAAGCACATGAACAAAGACCACTTCGGAGATAATGAGAAGGATCCTGGAAGAAATATTCCTTTGACAGAGGAAGATTTGCGCTCTATGGTGGATGTTATCATGAATCCAGAGCAAGTGGTGTATGGCATCGAGAAGATGGATAATCGCAAGGCTTTCTTCTTCTTGAAGCAAGCTGAGGATGGTACATTAAATCTGGCAGAGATCTATAGTGATAAGAAGGGTAATCTTACAGCCAAAAGCTACTATAAGACGAAAAAGGGGGTTGACCAGCGAGTCATGGAGATTAAGAACTCCCTTCTCCCTACGCCCGAAGCGTCTTCTGGTTCACCCCTTTCTGATGGCAAAGGTATAAACTTTTTCTCAATTGAGCAAGAAAAAACAGCAGAAAATGAGCGAAAAATCGCTGATTCGGTAGTGAATACAGCAAATAAGCTGGGTGGTGCTGAGGCTACTGTTTATTCTTCTTTGGATGATGTGCCTGAGGAATATCGCTCAGAGGTAGAGCAGGGAGCCAAGGGATGGTACGACCCGGAGACTCATAGCGTGCATGTGTATCTGCCGAACTGTGAGGATGGCAATGATGCCCAGCGAACCGTCTTCCATGAAAAGATAGGGCATGAGGGTATGGAAGTACTTCTTGGTGGTGAAGATGGCGTGAGAAAGTTCGCCAACTTCGTTTATCGTTCCGTAGGTAAGGATGTTCGAGGCAAGATTATTGACTTTGCCAATAAATATGATCCGGACTGGAAGAACCCTGACCGCATGAATGTGGGAACGCAGGAGTATATCGCTCATTTGGCTGAGGAGGGTCCTAAGACTGCTGAGGACTTTTCTCTTTGGACCAAGATTAAGCATTATCTTATCAAAATGCTTAAGAAGCTGGGTGTTCGTGTGCCGGGACTTCTGAATGACAAGGATTTGAGATACTACCTGATGAAGGCTGGCAAGGCTCTCCATGTATGGGACAATATGCCTAAGGAGAAGCAGGAAGCCATGATGAAGCAGGCTAGCAATGCTGAAATCAAGGATGCGCTATCTAATGGTCCTGGTAAGGGTAAACCACAAATGAAGAAGGGTGAAAGCACTATTCAGTACATGAAACGTGTACAGGAGTGGCGCAAATGGAAGAATGCACGTGAGGATAAGGAGGACCCTGAACCACCAATGTTCTATGACATTGATAAGGATGAAGCAGGCAAGAAGGAATGGGAACGCCTTAACAAGGAGTGGCGTAAACGCCATGAGCTTAATGAAGATTTATATGCTGCTATTCATAATAGAGAAGACAAATTGGTGGATGCGGTTCCTTATATAGTGGAAGTTCCAAAACGTTTGAGTGAAGTTTCTGAAGGATTGAATGATACAGACTATTTCAAGAATAGAAAATTGTCAGTAAGTTCAAAGGATTTGGAATCCGTTTTACCTCTTATTGATGAGTTGAAAAGTGATATAGACGGAATAAAGCTAGATGCTGACGGTAATATAGTAAGTCAGAAGTCTATTGCAGATAAAATTGCAAAAAAGATAAACTCGCTTCATATACTAGAAACAAGCTATACTCCGTTGACTTCGGCTGACATTTTGAATGAACATGTGTTACCTATATTGGAAAAAGATGTATTTCCAAAAGGTAAGAATTTGGAGGCAATTAGCAGATCAAGATTACCAGTACGTAAAGAAGGAGAAACAAACGATGAGTATCAAAGTCGTATCAATGAATACGAGAAATGGCAGGAAGCCATGAAGGACCAGGAAGACCCTATGCCTGATATGTTTGCCTTCGAAAAGAAGAAGCAGGAGGAGGTGAAACGCAAGTATGAGGACTGGTTGGCCAGACATGAGCTTCTGGAGCAGCAACAAGCGGATTTGGACTTGTATGAGGGAAAGATTTACCCAGCAGAGACCAATCCGAAGGCTGATGACCTGGAGCAGCAGGTGATGCAGGACTTGGCCGAGGTGACCAGTACGGACGTGAGCAAGGAAGGTGCTGCAAAGACCGTGAAGCATGCCGTTATCCATCGTAGAAAGAATATGGAGGAGGCTAGTGCTGATGATGCTATCTATATCAATGATGTGAAGAACAGAATAGAGAAGATGGCAGATAGCGGTGCTTTCGACAAGTTGCTTTCTGACTACAAGGGCATGCCGAACCGGGCAGAGAAGCTGGCTGAGGCTATACCTTATATAATAGAAGCTCCTAGAAGACTGCGTGACCTGGCGCATGATTTGAATGCCACTGATGCTTTTGACAAGGGACATATCCATATCCAGACTGATGATGTAGAGGCTATCCAGCCTTTCGTGGCAGACTTGATTGCTGAGACTGCTAAGATGCATACCGTACTGAAAGACGACAAGGAGGTGAAGGTTTATGATGATCCTCAGGCTGTGAGCGAGGTGGCCAACAAGATGGCTCAGGCTATCAATGCCAATCACCAGGGCGAGGAAGGCTTTGTCCCTATTGATGGTACGGACATCCTGAGCAAGCATGTATTGCCACTGGTGAAGCAGCAGATTGTGCCTGTAGGTATCGACTACAAGAATCTCTCGCCTGAAATGAAGGCTGCCATTGATTCTATCAGAGACTGGTATAACTATACCTACGACTGGTTGAAGGATAATCACACCTTAAGAGAGGACACCGGATATAATGCCGACTATGTAAACCATATCTGGGATAAGGAGAAGAGCGACAAGCAGGCTTATGCGATGTATGTGGAGAACAGACAACGCACAAAAAGCCCTAACGAGAAGCCGAGAACTATCAGCACCTTGATGGAAGGCATTGGTTTGGGACTTGTACCTAAGACTACCGACATCACGAAGATGATGGCTTACTATAGCCGTAGTAATATCGAAGCTTGGGCAAACAAGACCATGCTGCAGGAGTTGAGCGGATTGAACGTGATAGAGCGGAATGAGGACGGAGAAATCGTTTCTTCTGACCCACTGCTTTCTTCTACGCCTCCTTTTAACCTGGAGCAATATAAGTACTTCGAGATTCCGGGCGTAGGCCCTGTATGGGTATATAATGTATCGCCTAAGCAGATGAAGGTGAAGAATCCTATCACTGGCAAGGAGAAGGTGCTTTATAGCGAGGCGAGTGCCGGGGACAGATTCGGGGTTGTATTCGAGACCTATCAGTCTTCGCCTTTCTGGAAGGCTTTTGATACGCTTGCTTCGAGTGCCAAGAAACTGGAGTTGGGCTTTAGCGGTTTCCATGCCGGAGCATTGACGGAGGTTTATATGGTTCAGAACATGGTGGAGTTTGGACCTAAGAAGGCTATGGCCAACTTTATGAAGTATATCTTTGTAGATACGATGAAGAACCATGAGCTGCCTTGCTTTGCCAATCCTGAGGACTTCCAAGAGGCTGCTACCCACTTGGTGAAGTTTGGAGCGACCAACGACTATGCAGCTGCAGATGTGCAGAACATGTTCGACAATATGCGCGATGCAATGATGAAGGTGCAGGAGAAGTTGAAGGTCGGAAATGGAATTTCCGGAACGGTGGCTAAGGCTTCTATGCCATTGAAGGTGGCAACGCAGATGCTTTCTCTCATCAATAAGGGTATGGATGTAGCTTTGTGGGATTTCCTTCATGACGGACTGAAACTTGCTACCTATCGTATGAGGGCAGACAAGACCAAGGAACGTGCCAAGAAGAAGGGATGGACTGAGGAGGAACTGAGCCGGGCATTGGATGAGGACGGTCAGTTTGTGAACGATATGTTTGGCGGTCAGCATTGGGATGTGTTGGGAGCCAGCCATCGAATCTTGCGCTATGCAGGACGAGTTCTTCTTTCTCCAGACTGGAATGCTTCTACTACACGTCACTTCCTGGCATTAACCGGATATGGTTCTATATGGAATGAGGCTACCTTTGAAAACTTCAAACAGTATTACAAGAGGCTCAAACATAAGGAACTTACACCGGAGGATGAAGGCAGAAGAAGCAGACAGATTTCGGCTTTGCTCTGTTATGGTATCGGATTCATGGTATTTTATGAGGGTATTGCCAATGGCATCAATGCTGCTTTCCGTGCCCTGGACGAGGAGAAGGAGCGCAAAAAGGCTAAGGAGATCAGGAAGACCAACCCAAGCTATAAGAGCATGTATGAACTGGCTTATGGTGACGAGGGTATGAAATGGTATGACTATCTGATGAGAGGCAACAGCCTTGGCCAGCAGAGCAAGATTTTCTTAGGCAGATATGCGGACGGAACGGAAATGTATATCAGACACGGTAAGCAGTTCCGTGAGGTTCCGGAATATCTCTTCAACCATAAGGGAGAACTGGAGTTCCCTGGACCTATGGTACAGCGAATGATAGGTAAGGCTAACCCTATGGTAAGAATGACGCTGGATGATATTAATTATCTGAGCGATTTCCAAGCTAGTCATGCAGATCAGGAGATTCAGCGCAAGTATGGCAAGACCATCGGACTGCTTTATAAGGATGCTTTGTACTGGGCACCTTTCCTGATTCCGAGTCAGGAGAACAAGGAGTTCAAGGCTGTGGATTTCTTCTTCCCATCATCCAAGGGCTTCTCTCCATGGAAAGCTCAGAGTTACTTCAAGGACTTTATCCTGAGCGGTGACATGGAAGGCGTGGTGATGACCTATCAGAGCTGCCAGCGCAATGGTATTGATCCTGAGGCTCAGATTAAGGCTGCCATCGGTTCGGTGAAGGCACTGGAGAGTGCAGAAATGAGCGATGGCGTGACTTCGCTGCAGGAGGCTAGTAAGCGTTTTGATGCAGCCAAGAGCATCACGGAAAAGAAGAAAATGCGCCAGAAGATGAAGAAATTCCTCTCTCAGAGTGAGTACAAGGCTTTCACCCAGAAGGAGGCTCTTGACATGGTGCAGGGCTATCTGAACGGTGATGAAGACTTGAAGGAAATGGAGAAGGCTGACAGCAAGTACCTGATGAAGGCTAAGGCTGAGGACGTGACGGAGGACTGGAGAATACAGAACGTCTGGAACGGAACCATGGAGACTTATCAGGAGTATCAGCGCTTGAAGGATGTTGACAAGGCGAAGGCGAATGCCTTCAAGAACAGCAAGACCAACAAGCGACTGTTTGCAGCAAGAAAGGCTATCTCTGCAGCCAAGAAGAAGATGAATAAAGCCAAGAAGCAAATGGACGGTCAGAACGATGCTGCCAAACTGGTGGAGATCCGGAAGACCAGAAAGGAGCTGCTTGAGACTCTGAACGGAATGGAGTAGCCCGGCATGATAAAAGCTACGAGGGCTTACTCGTAACTCTGAAAATAAGAAAAGGGACTTGCTTCACAGCGAGTCCCTTTTTGATAGTCGTAAAATTCTAAATTCCAAATAAATTATATTTTTTATAAAAAGATGAAAATCGTATTTTGAAGATGTTGGAGCGATGTTATCCGAGAGAAGTACCAGATGCATCCTCTGGTTCCTTTTTCTTTGGTGATGCCCAGCGTATGTAATCAGCCATGCTGTCATCCATGCGCTGCTGCTCACTTTTCGGATTCTCCTTCTTTTCCTTTCCCCAAAGGCGTCTGGCAATATCATCCAAACACCACTGCCAATCGTCTCGAAGAGTGATGACCTTGGAACTTGGCATGATGGTTACATCTGCCTTTGGTGGGTCAACATGCACGGTGTTGCCATCCTTATCGGTCTCTTGCTTGGTGGAGAGAGAGGCGAAAGGCACGTTATTTTCGTTAAGAAACTTCTCCACATCCTCCTTCTTGTTGTCGCAGAGGAGAATGCAGACGGAAACCTTATTCTTCTTCAAGGTGGTGAGGGCTTCTTTAGCCTTGCCTACCAGGGAGAGGTTGCCTTTATCATCCTTTGTGATGACGCAGGCTTCGTGAACATTGATTGATTTACTCATACTATCTAATATATTAGAAATCCTACATTTAAAAGAATTGCGGAACAAAAATAAGGGTAAAATATGAGAAAGTAATGTTAAGTTGCGCAACTTATCACTAGAAATCGGGGAAAAGGCGGTATTTTTGACGAAAAATTAAGAATTATGCCAGATAATCGTGTTATAAATGATATTTCGAACTATGCCGAACCTGGACCTGACTCCCTGGAGGGAGTGAGCCGTGAGCGGTTTGCCCAGACAGACAGCAATCTTCGGCTGATAGAATGGGCTTGCCAATATTTCTATGATGGCGCAGAGCTGAGAAAGAAGTGGAAGCGAGCGCAGGACTTCGTGATGGGCAGACAGCTGGAAGAGCTGATAGAGTGGAATGGTAGAATGATAAGCATCCGTCAGTATATGGAAATGAAGGGTATGCCTATACTGGAATATGACGTGATAGGCGACAAGCTGCTTTCTCTCGTAGGACTTGTGCGCCAGCAACGCAGTACAGCCTCTTGCAGTGCCGTAGACCCCAACGAGGAGGACTATATCAGTTTCTTCAATGAGTATCTTCGGCAGAACGACAACATGAACGACAGACAAGAGTTGGATGCCAGAATGTTCTATGCCTTCTGTGTCTTCGCCTTTGTGGGCATGAAAACCTACTATGGCAGAAAGGATGGCAAGAATGGCATCTTTGACTATATGGTGGACATCTTCAAACTTGCTTTGCCACCTTTCTTCAAGTATGACCTGAGCGATGTGGAATTTATCGCTGAGGCTCATGACCTGACTTGGCGAGAGATTATCGCCACCTTCACGGATGGAAGTAAGGCTGAGGTGGACAAACTGAACGAGATCTATCTGCAGACACAGCATCATTTCGCTCCTGAGCAGACTTATCACCCCAACGGTGAAGCACAGTATGCCGGGATAGACGATTTCACCCATTCTTCGGTAATCGGCAAGTACAGGGTACTGGAGATATGGACGAAAGAGACCAGACCAGCCATCTGGGTGCATGACTGGGATGCCGGGACATGTGGCTATGCCTCTCCCGACCAACGAGCCTTCTATGAGGAGAAGAAGCGGAAGCTGGAGGAAGCCAACATCATGAAGGACGAGAACGGTTTGCCAGTACTTGATGAGAACGGTGATCCTATCTATTATGTGGACCCATCGGAGCTGAAAACCATCGAAATGAAGGCTGAGGCTGAGACCTATTGGTTCAGAAGATACCTTACACCGAATGGCTATCTGCTGGATGCCAGGGAATCGCCTTACTATGTGCTGAGAGATGGTTTCAGAACTTCCATCATGCCATATACCTTCGTAGCATATCCTTGCCTGAATGGTGAGGTAAGAAGTTTCTCGATGCGCGCCGAGAACAACCAGCGCACCTTGAACCATTATATGATGATGATCAACTTCATCGTGGCGAATGGTGCCAAGGGTACGATGCTTGTGGACGAGAATGCTCTGAGCGAGAAACAGAGCATCGATGAAATGCAGGTGAACTATACCAAAACAGATAGTATTATCTTATGGAACTCCAAGAATGGAGGTAAACCACCGCAGACTTTGGTCAACAAGAGTATTCCGGCAGGAGTAGACTTCATGGTGAACTTTGCCAAGACCATGGCAAGCGAGGGAAGTGGTGTGCAGGGTGCTCTTCAAGGACAGCACCGGAATACCAGCGGTAAGCAATATCAGTTGGAAAGAGAATCATCATCTACCACCATTCAGGACTTCGTGGAGAGTTTCAATAACTACAAGGTGAGAATCGCCAAGAAGAAGCTGTACCTGATTCAGGAGTTCTGTACCGCAGCGGACAGCGTGAAACTGACCGGGGATGACTTCGAGATACATTTCAATCCGGAGACCATGAGGGATATGGATCTGGACGTAGCCATCGACCTGGATGCTTACAGCCCAATTATCAGAGCCACGAACAACGATATGGCTTGGAACTTCATGACTAGCGGTAAGATGGATCCATATACGATGCTTACGGTTGGGCAATTCCCTGGTACGAGCAGAATGAGGAAGTACTTCAAGGAACAGTTGGAGAAGCTACAAGCCATGCAAGCGCAACAGCAAGCAAATGGCGAAATGCCTACTGCCGGAGCAGGGCAACAGCAGACTGGTACGCCAGCAGCACATCTGAAAGATGAAAACGGTAGTACAAATGATTTGGCTGCTTTGCCATCGGCATCTACATCTACATAAAAATGTTAACGTTCTTAGGTTCATGTATATAGACTTTAAGTTTTTTAGTTAGTAAATTGTTAGGTTTTTTAGTTTAAAGGTAAAAAGGTTGAGGAAGAGGAAACCGTGATGGCTTTCTCTTCCTTTTGTTTTGTGTGGGCTTAAGAGATTCCATGTTTCTTCTTGTAGGAGCGTAGCTTTTCCATCGGAACGGAAACACGGTACATGTAATACTCTTGCCATTGCTTCAACTTCTTGGCTCTGACCTTGTTGTCGGCATCGCAGCCGATTGCTCCCCACTTGGATGGGGTGTAGTAGTAGGAGGCTGCTTTGATGTCTTCTACGTTCTTGAAGTAGCGTGTTGCCTTCCATTTGCCAAGCTGGACTAGGCGACGGTAGGCAAGGAGCTGCTTGCGGTTGGGGTCGTAGGTCATGATAGCCCAATCCTTATGGGACTGGTCGTAGAGCATGTAGAAGCGTGGAGCGCCTCCTTCCTGGTACTTGGCAAGGGTGGCTTTTACGCCTTTCTGCCACATGCGAGTGGAGCGGAGAAGCTCGAAACGAGTGATTACTGGCTGGTAGATGGCTATCAGCATCTTGCGAAGATGATTTTGATAAACTTTTTTCATTTTTTCTTGATTTTAATTGTTACTTACTTATTGGGACCAGGCGATGGAATCGCCTGGAACGGAGGCTCATAGGGGGGGGGACGGAGACCTGAGGGGGCACCGGGCTAGCCTTAGAGGAGAGCCGGGAGAGACCTGAGGGGGGCTATCTTAGCTGCTACCTATTTAACTGCCACCTATTCCGGCTAACTCGGCTACTACTGGAGGGCGGTTGCGGAGGCGTTCTCGCTCTATATCGGACTTGGAACGGAATGGGATGATTTCCGGGGCTGGCATGTCCTTTTCTACGTAGAGGGCAATGGCTCTAGCCATCACTCGGTCATCATGCTTTCCGGCTATGGCACCGTAGCAGTCGTTTTGCTTGTAATAGAGGAAATAGGTGCATTCATCTATGGCTGCTAGTTCTCGCTCCATATAGCCACCATCACGGATGATGCGTGCCATGGTCTTCACTACTGCCACCTTTGTGTTCTTGTTGGTGTTGAATCCCCATTTCATTTCTATATTCTTCACCTTCTTCAACTTGGACTGGGAAGCACTATACAGGTTGTCGTAGAGTGGGAGGAGGATAGGGAAGAACAGTTCTGACTGGTTGCCCTCGGTATTGTTCATACGTGAGTAAGCGGTATTGTTCTCAATGACCAGATAAGCATCATTGTAGAAATGGGCTATCTGGGCGCAGCGCATGGCTAACTGATCGGCATCGCAGTGACCATGCCATTCGGCTACCAGTTCTGGAACGCCACCGTAGATTTCATCGTAGCGGTCGAAGACTACTATATCTGAGAAGTCGGAGGTTTTATGTGAACCACCAATATCGCAGGCTACAATGTAACGATGCTTGACAATCTCGGAGTTGTCGGGTCCGGCCCATACCTTAAGAGGTCCACCGGAACGCTCTACGAAGCGGATATTGTTCATGCAAGCATCATCGGCAGCATCGTAGGAGTCACCTTCGATGTCGCCCACCATGATAGGCTCGATACCCTTGCAGTCCTCTTCCATTTCCTTCAACTTGTAAGGGTCGAAGACGGTTGTGCCGGAGAAGAGGAAGGCTTCTACGTCATCGGAAGGGAACTCCTGGCGCATATCGTCAAGAGTCTCATACTCCTTGGACTTCTCGATGTACCAATGGATGCCCTCGAAGGTTGCGCCCTTGCACTCGTAGAGCCACCAATAATACTTTCCATGGCCTTGCTCGTCATTTCGATTTTTCCACAGCCAGATGATGAAATCGGCACGCTCATCCTCGGAGGCGAATGGCAATACATATTTTTCTATTTCGAACCATGCCACGAAGACAGGCGTGTAAGCAGAGAGAGGCTTGCCATCCTTATCCACGGAGTTGGCAGCTACCCAAGCATCATGGAACTCATTTTCACGACCATTAGGGGTTGACTCACGGACAATGAAGGTAAGAGGGTCTGGCTGGATGGATGAAGAAGCAGCCTTGATAACCTTTGCCGGGGTCCACTCTGTAGTATTCGGGAAGAAGGCTTCCTCGGTGATATGTGCGAGGGCAGCATCACCGGAACGACAGGACTCAGGGTTACGAGCCGAACCAGTCTGAATCTTGCAGGAACGAGGGATGAGGTACTTGATGTTCTGAATGGTGCCAGAAGTCTTCAACTTGCGAGTATCAGGCTTGAAAGGTTGACCGATGTCGTAGAAGAGCCATGTAGGGATAGCGTTGATAAGTTTCTCGTACATATCGAACACCTGGGTAGCAGAAGAAGACTGGTGACCAACGATATTACTATTCCAGTTTGTCTTCCAGAAGATCTGCAGCCATGCCATATAGATGTCGGTGAGGGTAGAACCACCCCATTGGCGACACTTCAAGAGAATGACACGGATATAGCGGTACTGGCTGTGAAGGCGCAACTGCTCGAAGACCTTGGCTAGCTTGATCTGGGCATTACGAAGAAGGAAAGGTATATCCTCACCACCATCCTTATTCTTGATTCGGGCGTAAGCGTAGGCGAAGAAATAGAAATCGTGCTTGCAGCGGAGACGGATGAGATAACGGAAGACAGCATCGCGTGCCTTCTCTTGGTCGAGGTCGGGCATGTACTTCTCGCAGAAGGCAGAGATAGAACCGCACTTGATGATGGCGCAAAACTTCTTTTCCTTCAACATTTCTACCGGAAGCCAAAGTTTCTTGCCCTTCAAGAAATCCTCAATGACACACTCGAATCGAAGTCCAGGGGCATTCTCTCCAGTAATGGGACGATAGCTTGCGAGGAGGCTTGTGAGCCTTCTCTTATCTTCCTCTAAAAGCTCTTTGAGTTTCTTATCGGAAATCTGCTGCTGAGGTCGTACCTTTAATGAAGACTTTGCTACTGGCATTATTTACTTTGAACTTTGAGATTTGAACTTTATGATATGTTGTTCTTGCTTATTTGCCTCCTATATTTTTAGGGTGTTGGCTCTGTGGACGAAACTCTCTGCCTTGGCATAGATGAAGCCTAGGGCGAAGAGGATGAGGTGGTAGATGCCAGCTATATGAGGGAGGAGGCAACCTATAAGCAAGAGGAGGAGCATCTGGCAGAAGGCTAGGCGCTTTCTACGGTAGAGCCACGGAGCAGTGAAGCCCATGAAGAAGGATATGATGACCGATGCACCCAAAACAGGTAATTCCGGATAGTATATGAACGACAGCAATACGGAGCAGAGCCATGCAGCCAGTAGGCGATGGAAGCGAAACTGATGATGAACCATCAATATGCACCAGCCGTTGATACCAAAGTGTATAAAGTTGGCATGACCGAACATATAGACGAAATGGGTGTATAATGGCGATGATGGAGATACAGCCAGCGAGGCATGAAGCGGAATGATGAAAGCCATCAGGAGGATGATGAGGAGTGTTATATATAATGTACGCATAATAGAAGAGATTTATCGAGTAATGAATGATGTTTTCTTGTTGCGGAGATGATTGTTGATTTTCATCTGTATGTAGCGAGGAGCCATGCCCAAGTTGGGCGCAGGGAGATCCAGGCACACATACACAAGATTCTTGGTATTGTATTTCTTGTATTGATCCATCTGCCGGAGGCGCAGGAAGTCCTGATAGAAGGCTTCGAAGAGTTTTTCCTTCATAGCTTGGTATTTTCCGAACTTAGGCTTTTCGCCCTTGATGCGTTTGCATATATACCGATAGGCAGTGCTATCAGCCAGATAATAACAAGAGGCAGGCATCTGGGCGATGTAATCGCATATCTTAGCCATGGTGGTAGGATATTCTACCATCCTCTTGGCCTTACGAAAGAGCAGAAACATTTCCTGGTCTCTTTTAAGGTAAATTTCGGATATGGAATTTAGATGTTTCATGCAACAAAATTAATTCAACGAGATGCAGAACTTATCACAAAGTAATGCGAAATTTTCCTTAATTTAGCACACAAATATTAAAAATGAATATTTATGGCAAAAGAAACTATTGATAATCAGAAAGTTAAGTCAAAGCGAGATTCTTTCAGAGAGCGTCTTGCTCAGCGTTATCCGGACTTGAATATGGACGATGATGAGGCTGTTTATGGTCAACTTTCGACCGATTACGACCAGTATGACCAGAATAAGCAGAAAATGGATGACTTCAACAAAATGTTGCAGGACAACCCTCATGCTCCAAGTCTGGTGACAGGTCTTGTGACCAAGAAGAATGCCGATGGCAGCGACTTCAATTTTATCGATTTCATGATTGATGAAATGGGGCAGGACTATATTGATGCCATCAATGGTGACGAGAAGGCTAAGGCTCGTTTGAAGGCTAGTGAAAAAGAAAAACTTGAAGCCAGCGAGAAACTAACAAAGGACAATGAGCAACTTGCTGCCAATATGGAGCAGGAAGATGCCGAACTTGACGCTGCTATTAAAGAAGCGAAATTGAAGCCTGAGGCGATTACCGATTTGATAGAATGGCTTTACAAGCGTAGCGATGATGGCGAGGATCACGATGATGATGGTTTCATATGGCGTGCAGCTCGGTATGGCTTGAAGAAGGAAGACTTCTTGCGCCTCTTTCAAATCAAGGACTTCGACAAGGCTGTGGCTGATGCCGAGGAGCGAGGCTACAAGCGTGGTAAGAACGAGAAGATTGACCAGCAGAAACAACTGCATGATGGCAAGCAGGGCGGTAAGAAGAACATCAACATCGATGGAGGCGGTGGCGCACCTTCACTACCAAAGGAAAAGAGCCGTACAGAACAGGTGTACAGCAAGATGATTGGGATGTAGAATTAGAAATTTATAATTAATAATTTTAAATGTATAGATTATGAAACAGTTTAAGAAATGGTTTGGTTTCATTATGGCGATGCTCGTCATGATTCTTAGTGGTGGAAGTTCTTATGCAATGGCAGAAAATCCTCCTGCAGTTCCCACTGGTGAAGGTGGTGGTGGCCCGACTGGTCCTACAGATGGTCCTGGTGTTGGTGGTACTGGTCCTAAATGGGCAGCTGCTAGTCAGGAGCAGCAGGAAAAAATGGGAAATTGGGACTATTATGTCGCCCATGTCAACCCAACCGTGGTAGAAATGAAATTGGAGAGTTGCCCTATTGATCAGATTCTTAGGGCTTCGAAACGAATGACTCCTGTTGACAGCAACCGCATCGAGTATTATTCCATCGGTCAGCGACCAATCAAAACCAAACTAACTGAGAAACTTGCTAAAACTACAAATGGTGGCTCAGTGACATTTAAGGTAGAAAATCCTACTGTGTTTGGTATTGGTGACATTATTATGGTTAACGACATGTTGGGTTTTGATGATAATGGTACCGACAGAAGCAAGATGATTCCTCTGCAGTTGCGAGTTACGTCTGTTGACAACGATGGTAATCCAACCTGTTATGCACTGAATGGCAAAAAGAATGTATCACGTGGTAACAGAGATATACCGGAGGATATTGCTGCAGGAACAGTAGTGATGCGACTTGGTAGAGCCGCTGGAGAAAAGGAGGTTGAAACAGGTAGTTACTATTCTATGCCTGACAAGAGCTTCCAGTATTGCCAGCGATTCATCATGCAGGTAGAGGAATCTCTTATTGACCGTATGATGAAGACCCAGGTTCAGTGGGACTTCACCAGACAGGAGAAAATGGCGATGGATGATATGCGTCAGGGCCAGGAGTTGAGTGGTCTCTTTGGCTATCGTTCTCAGTCGAATGGTGGAAAGGATGTCGGTATGGTATACACTATGGGCGGCATCTTCTGGGAAGCTGGAAAGGATTTGCAGATAGGTCACTGGGAGCCAAAGATGCAAAGGAACGATAAAGGCGATCTTGTTCCTGTAACAACGAAGGTAAAGGTTACAAACTCTGATGGTGCATCTGAGGTTGTGAAGCAGGTATACGAGTATGTAATCAGCGAGAAAGAATTGACTCAGTTTATTGCTGCTATGTTGAAGGGTGCAGGTAACTCCAGCCGTACCAAACTCCTCTTTGTTGACAACTTGATTTATCAGGCATTTGCTAACCTTCGTTCTAATAAGCGTATCATTACCCAGACAGAAAAGGATTATCAGGGTTGGAAACTAGATTTCGAGAAGTTCGAGAGTATGGGTACTAAGATTCTGATTTATCGTCACGATGCTTTTAACTCCTGGGGTATGGATGGTAGAGCTTTCTGCCTGGATTCTCGTTATCTGGATAAGTATGTATTCGGCACATGGACCAGAAATGAGTTTAACGCTAAGGATCTCTTGATTCGTAACACTGCAGGTGTTGTGATGGAGGAGTATAGCTGCTGGGTACTGACCTTCCCTGATGCCCATGCCCGTGTAGCCCGACCAGTCTTCACTGGTGATGGCGTTACAGATGAGGAGATTCGGGAGTCAGCGTAATCATCGTATAGGAAACTGATAGTTTTCTACATATATCAATCTAGGGGATAGTTGAGGCTAATGCAGTCTCACTATCCCTTCTCAACATAAACACAAATAGATATGTATAGATTTGTAGCTAAGAGCATGCTCATTTTTGTTGTGACTCTGCCGAGCGGACTGATCAAGAACATTGAGTTTGAGCGGTGTGGCAACGATGCCTATTCGTACATTACGGATAACAAGCAGGTGGCAGAATGCATCAGGAAACATCCTCTAACGAAGTCAGGCCGTATCATTGATGAGAGCCAGCCGGAAGAGATTCAGCAACAAAAAGAAGAGCAGGTGAAGGACGAGAATGCCCTTCATTTCGAGAACATCACTAAGGCCAAGAACTATCTCCAGAAGACCTATAAGGTGGATGTAAGGAAACTGAAATCACCTGAGAGTGTGAAGGAGAAGGCTAAAGAGTTGGGTGTGGTGATTGAGTTTTAGTTTATAATTTTTAGTTAATAGGTTTCTTGCTTATGGAAGTTCTTATGAGTGACCTTGTGAAGGAAATGCGCATAGCTATGGACGAAGTGATCCATGATGAGGTGAATGACATCATTACGGATGATTCGGACACGGAAATGAAGCAAGCCATTGAAACGGCTTCACAACAGATTCTACTGCAAGCACCAGCGCAAATGATTCTCCCAAAAAGGGTGGAAATTTCGCTGAATGAAAGTGGCAATCAAGATTATGATGCCATCCAAACACAGTTTACAGATGGTCATGGATGCCTGACAATTCCTGACGATTGGCTGAGATTGGTAGAACTGAAACTAAAAAGTTGGCAAAGCACGCTGACGATGCTGATGGAACCAGGCAGCAAGGAGGCTCAGATGCAAGCCTCCCGGTGGACCAGAGGAACGCCACAGAAACCAAAGGGCATGATTACCACATCGCCAATTACAGGAAAGCGAGTGCTGATGTACTGGACTGCCGGAAGGTATGATGCAAACCATGCACCTGTTGGAGTTGTATATGATCATGAGGTTGAACTGTTCACGTATATCCCTTATCAAAAGTTAGAGGATGTGTTTTCTACTGATACTGGGCATGAAAACGAAGTGACCGACCAGAAGATTATCCTTTCCCTGACAGATGAATGCAAGAAATATCTTATCTATCGTGCCATCAGCATCTTCCTGGTAAGTAAGAAGGAAAGCGATTTGGCAGAAAAGTATAACCAACTTTCTCAAATATAATATTTTATGGCTAACGATATTAATAAAGAAGATCCTCATTACAAGGGAGAATATGGCAGCATCTATGAGGTGAACCGAAAGTTCCCTACTGGTGGTGTGGCCGGTGACTTTGTGGTGATAGACGGTTGGGCTCATTACTGGAATGCAGACAGAGGAACTTGGTGTGTAAATGCCAAGAGGGATAGCTATTGGGACGAGTTGATAACAAATATCATAGAAAAGTTTAAGCTCGTAAAATGTGCTACGTATATGGGCGTGGCTAATCTTGACACTGTGCCAGCTAAGGCTATCGATGCCAAGATGTATTATTTTGCGACCGTAGCTGGTACGTATAAAAATTTTGATAATCTCGTAGTTCCTCAGGGCATCAATGTACTCTATTCAGAGAATGGCAGCAGCTGGGTAAACACAACCTTGCTGGAAGTGGCTCAGGAGTTGGGCGTGAGCACCAATAAGGTTGTAAGCCAGAAGACCATGAATGATGCATTGGCTAAGAAGTTCGACAAGGAGAGTGTTGTCCAGGAATCAGGAGAAGCTGAGGATAAGGTGATGAGTCAGAAGGCTGTTAGTGACAAACTCAGAGGCTTATCATCCACTATCAACGAAATCAAGGAGAAAGCTAACACCGCCTCTACTGGTGCAAGCAATGCGTTAAGCAAGGCAGAGGCAGCTGGCAAGGCATCTGCTACCAATAAGCAGAACTTAGACAGTGCGGTAGAACGTATTGGTACGCTGGAAGGTAATGTGTATACAATCACCACCAATATGCCTAAAATGGTTTGTATGACAGAGACAGCATACGAAGCTTTGGAAACGAAAGACCCAGACACTTACTATATGCTTACGGAGGAATAGCCTATGATAAAGTTAGGAACTAAAGACATCTCTGCTATCAGGTTAGGAAGTAATGTGATTTCGGCAGTGTATAAGGGAAGTGTTCTTATTTGGCAAGCTATCAGAAGCTGTTTCGGCAATGGATGGTGGGTGAATGAGAAACCTTGGATTAATGATGAAACTTGGAAAAATTAATTAAGATATGGCCACAGAAAAAATAGACAAGGAAATAACTGACCTCAAGACCGATTGGGGAGGTTACTTGGGTAAATGGGTACAGAAGCTCATCAAGGATAACTTGATTTCCTTAAAAGATGGGAAGTTCGGTTACATTGACCAAGAGGTAGTGCCAGAGGGAAACAATTCACACATCTATTGGAGGTTCTTCTCAGATGAGGATAGTTATCGCCAGTGGTATAAAGACAAGGAGACCTATGCTAATAACGTAAAACAGTCGTATGATTTTGTTACGGCAAAGGCTGAACTCCAGTATATTCTGAGAACTTCTATAACAAAGAGACCTAATGATGTTATCGTAAAAGGAACAGAGTGTATTGTGACCATCAATTACAATAGCTACTACGGAGAGCCTTCCGAAAAGGATGAGACAAGCGGAACTCTTGTGGTATCAGTGAATGGCGTTGATATTCCAGAATTGAAACAGACACTTGAAGCTTCTGGTACGGCAACTGGCAACAATTATAATGTCGATCTGACCAACTATCTTGTGTCAGAAACGAACACTGTAAGGATCACTGTGGCTAATAAGCATGGGCAAAGCAGAACTTTCTCTCTCAGCATCAGAACGGTATCTATCAACCTCTCTTTTGATGCGAGTTATGTAGAGACTTCCGTAAGGGATGGAAAGTGGGCTTTGCGTGTGAATTGCCAAGGTGCGAATGCCACAGTCTATTGCAAGGTAAGCAATGGTAATGGTAGTGAAACCATGACAAAGACAATCAACAACTCATCTGGTGAGTTTATCATCGACTCAAAAGGCACTTATATTGCTGGTAAGCATGAAATTGAAGTATGGGCTGTCAATTCAGAGTATGGTATTACAACAGAAAAGATAAGAACTTCCTATATCAAGAAGGGTAATATCTCTGCTATTGCCATAGGAAAAGATGCCCCTGTATCTGCTACTCAGTATTCAACAATCCAAGTACCTTATTATTTCTACCTTCCTGACAATGAGATAGGCTCACAGGTTGCAATAGAAATTAAGGTGTTGTATAATAGTAATACAGAGGAGGTTGTTCTGACAGACCAGTTATGCACCATAGATGATAACCATACATCAGGTGAGACACCTTTAAAAGCTACTGTGCCATTGGATTTAAATGACTATGCTCCAAAGATTAGCGTGGTAATATCCATTGGTGATGTAAGTGCAACCCACGAGGTAACAATCAAGGGTGCAGGAGTTACCTTGCAACCAGTAAGCGAATGCAAGGTATATTACTCTATGAAGGGTAAAACAAACTCTGATAAGGGTATTGAGAACTTGGAGAGTTATTATGAAGGAGTAAGAACTTCCTATTTGGAGCGTTCTGCCAACTTTAAGTTGAATGCCTATAACGGATTCCTGGATGGAAAGGGTATGACTATTGGAGCTGGAAAGCATGTTACACTGAAAGACTGGCAACCATTTGCAGAGAACTTCGGTGTCAGCGGAAGCAAGAAGGGAAGAACCATCGAGATTGAGTTTGAGACAGGTATCTGTTCTGATGAGAATGCAGTTATCGTAGATTGCATGGATGAGACAACTGGCTTCCGCATATACGCTAATAAAATCGAGGTAAGATGTTCTACGGATCGTGTGATAACTTACTATCCTGAGACCAAGCGAATAAAATTCTCTCTGTCTATTGATGGAACTACTACTCATACGGTCAACAATCTTGGTGGTGGTGATGCAACAGAGAAGGACGTGAACTTGGCTTATCTGTGTATCAATGGTGTATGCGTAAGAATGTTCGATTATTCTAACGCAAACTGGAAGCAGGGAACAACAAAGGATATAGTCATAGGCTCTGATATGGCACAGGTCATCCTCTATTCTATAAGAGGATATGAGAAATCCATCAACCCTTATCAAGCCCTGGATAATTTTGCTTACGACACACCAGATGTTAATGATGTGTATGATAGCAACGGAATCTTTGACCATTACGGAAAGATAAACCTCGCCAAGCGTAATGACATTCTCAACAGCAGTGGCAATATCCATAACCCTGATGAAATTATATCCTATGAGAAGGTGAAAAAGGCGTTACCTCAATCTCCTATCATCGTATGGAATATCGACAACTTGCCTTACAACAAGAACAATGATGATGTTCCTATCAATGGTACAACCTTTGAAAATCCACTTTGGAATAAGGCTACTGACGGATGGGCACAAGCTCCTTTCACCGTAGGCGCACACATGTTTAATGCCGATGGTACCTCCTCAAATGGCTACCCTCTGCCATACAAGAACTTTGCCGAGATATATGAAACTGGCAATGGCGAGTCTGTAAATATTACCGTAGGATTGGTTGGCGAAACAGAGAACCATACACTTTACTCAATTACTGTCGGTGTGGAGACTGGTGAGAAGGAAATGGTTCACAAGGTAAACTTTGCTTCATCCGAAGGTATCTTCAATATTCATGCCATGAATATGTACCAGCAGATACTTCTTGCTTGTGCTAAAGGTAATGATTCTCTCTATACTGCTTATCAGAAAGAACAGGCAGATTTAGGTAAGGCTGTAACATACAGGAAGTCACTTAGTGGTTTCCCTGAGATAGGATTCCGAAGAACCTCAACAAGTGGAAGTGCTGCGCCTACCTTCCTCAGCATATACAATTTCATCAATAACAAATATTCTGCGTCTTTCCTTGGATTCCCTGCAAAGGACTATATGAAGGCTCAGATATGGGAGATAGATGAAAATGTTAATATGTTCAATCAGGAGGCTGGAGACTATAGCGTTGATGGTGATTCTTTACAAAAAAGTGTGCTGACTGGCATACCACTTTACTATGCGAGAGTACCGAAGAAATCTCCTACCAATAAAACAAATAAGCTGGGTGTAGCAAAGAAAACTACGGATAACATAGATGCTACCAATCAGGAGCTTGCGGTAATCAAGCGTTTTCATAACTGGGTGGTTTCCACTAATGTACTCCTTGCTGAGAGATACAAGCGTGAGCATGGTGATTATGCAACACTTGAAACTCCAGTAGTCTATAATGGAATTACCTATAAGAAGGATAATCCTGCATACAGACGTGCGAAGTTTACAGTAGAGGCAAGTACATATCTGAAACCTGATAGTGCGATATTCTATTTCAACTTCTGTCAGTGGATTATCGGTATGGATTCCATGGATAAAAATATGAGTTTAGCATTTGATTCAATAACTTGGAATGAAGAATAATTATGGTAAAGACGGTAAAAGAAGCTAAGGCTGATATATTTCTGAGGGACACGGACAGTCAGTCCCTTTTCAACAACTCTGGTGTGTTATCATTCAAATACTACCATGAGTGGAATGACTGTTACAATCAGGTAACAGGTGAGACAGCACAGATTGCTGGCGAGGTCTATGATGAAACAACGAACTCATACAAACCTAATTGCCCAGAAGGTTTCAATCCAGTATTCAATGGCAGACTGTCTGCCTTGTGGGATAACATTGTAAATTGTTTTCCTAACGAGGTGGAAGCGATGTATGCTAAGATGAGAGGAAATGGTCTTACATATCAAGACATGCTCACAAAGTATAAGGACTTTTGGAAGTATTGGTGCGAGAATCTGTATAATGCAGATGCCTTCGGCTATGCAAACACCAACAACTTTACAAAGGCTTATGGTGACAAAGTGCAAGTGATAGACTACTTCTTTGGCAAGCGTCAGAGATACCTTGATAGTAAGTATCATTGTGGCTCGTCTGTTAGCAATAACCTTCGCTTGCGTTTATATGAAGTTGGTAGAGGCTTTGCTATCAAGCACTATCAAGCCATCTATTGTACCTTGCAGTGGGGTGTAGGTAACTTTGATGATCATCGTAATATCAAACCAGGCACTTATTCATATATGCCATTCAAGTTCTCTAACCCACAGGATGCGACCTTCGATATTGATGATGCGGACCTTATCACAGAGTTATCAACCTATGCCAGGGGTAGCAATGGAAATTACACCATCTATGGCTTGGAGGGTCTTGGTGACTTTAAGTTTGACCTCAATATGGGCTTATTGAAAAGGCTCACAAAGTTCGTTATGAACTATACAGCATCTAAGCCAAATACAAGGGAGACAGGAACGAGTTTTGACCTCAGTAACATGGGTATGCTGAGACAGGTGATTGTCAGGAATGTGAAGAATCTGAAAAAGAGTATTATCTTATCCTCTGACCTCTTGGAGGAGATTGACTTCACAAATACTCCTATTATAGGTGTAACGACACCTCCTACTGATATGCTCACAAAACTGGTGCTTCCTAATTCTATCAAGGAACTCAACCTTGTTGGATATACAAACTTGCAAGCTCGTTATCTTCAAGTGGCAGGTTACTCAAACATTGAGACCTTGCATATTGAGGATTGTCCTAACTTGGATAGCTATGAGATTGTTAAGACTTGCTATGATACAGGAGCTAAACTGAATAATGTAATCTTGATAGGTATAAATTGGAATATAGACAACGTTGAAGTATTAATGTTCCTGGCAGAAAAGAAGGCAACCTTACGTGGAAAGATAACCATTGACAGCAGCGTCAGCTTGACAGCAGCGCAAGTCAGTGCCTTGAAGCAAGCCTTTGGTAATATAACATTGGAAAATAACAGTCTTTACATTTCCTTTAAACAGAACGTTATTAAGGCTGTTTCCATTACAGGAAAGAAGAATTTACCTAAGGTTGGAAACTATGAGTATGGTATAGTTACAACTCCTGTGACTGGTAACAATATAGACAATGTGCAGTGGTATATCTCTGAAAATGAATTTGCGGAGATAGATCGAAATACAGGTATTGTTAAGGTAAACAAAGTAGGGTCAGTAAGTAACAATGACAAAGCTACAATCTCTGTAGATGTAACTTTATTGGATAATACTGTATTAACGGCAGAGAAAGAGGTCTTTCTCTATCCTCATCAGTTATCCTTGGGAGATTTTCTTTTCTCTGATGGTTCTGTCTCTGATGAGTTGCAAGCTAATCTTACTCCTGTAGCTAATTGTTTCTATATCAACCCAAAGAACAGAAATCAGGGATTGTTTGTTGCAACACAAAACTTGAATGTTCCTTATACAGCTTGGGGATTGTTTGGGAGTAATAAAGAACCAAATAATAGCATCACTTCTGTAGAACTTAAAGATAATCCGAATATAAATGTTTATGACATTAATCTAATTCCTAATGTTGATTCCTGGGGAATTATAATCTCAGACGTAAATATTCGAGATGAAAGTAATGCTGATAACGATGGGTTTAAAGAATATAAGGATACACAATGGGGAGGTTGTATAGGATTTACAACAGTTACTTCCACTATGTATAGTAACATTGGCTTATATTTGAGCAATATAGGACTTTCTGTAGGAGATACAGTATCTAAGGGACTTGTACAGTCTTTGTATATTATTGCTTTAAGAGATATGGTTCTAAATGACTCAGGTATTAATCTTCCTGTGCCTGAGGCATCTAATGAAGAATCTCTGTATGATAATATAACAAAGTGTATTAACGATTTTGTTGCAAAAAACAACAATCAGAAAAAGTATGCCCAATACTATTTCCCTGCTGCATCTTATAGCAATGCCTATGAGCCTACTATAAAGAGCAAAGAGACACTTGTGAAAGGACTGAATGCTGGAAACTGGTATCTACCAAGTCACGGTGAAATAGCAAGATTATGCTGGTTTGCTTTAAAGGGCTACGATGGAGCAGAGTGGGCTATTTTTAGCAATGCTTTCCTACAAAATGCTTTTGTTAAACTGGGCGGATTTCTATATAGTTCAGCAGAGTTACCAATTTCGACTTATATCTGTAGTTTTAATGCAGATACAGGTGCAAGTTCTTATGGTTCTGGAAGAAATGATGTTAATAAGGCAAACTCTGCTTTTACTGCATCTATTAGACCTGTAGTTGCTTTTGAAATTAAGTATTAAATTATTAAATTAATTATGAGATGAATACATACATTAAAGAGATAATCAAAGAAAATCATTTTGGAAGACCAAAGATGACGATAGCAGTGGGCATGGGTAGTGAGGATTTCATTACCCTTCCTATCGCTGTGTGGAACTATGGAGCAATAGTTTCAGCCCTTATCAGACATAAGTACTCTGAAAGTGAGGTTGAGGCAATAGTAAGTAACTCTCTTATGCTTATGCAGAATCCTTCAAGTGTAAGCGAGGAGGAATCCAATGAGAAGATGAATGAGTTCAATGAGTTTCAAGAATACAGAGAGAAGTGCAAGGCAAGAGCCAAAGAACTTCTCGCCATTGGGGATGAAATGGGGATAAAGGAAATGTAGTCCCAAGTGTATAACAAATAATAATGTATGATGAGAAATATATTAAAATTAAACAAGCGAGACTACATTGGTCTTGCTTGTTGGCTGTTTGTCAGTATATTGTTAGGTCCGCTTGCTTTGCCTATTATGGTAGTAAGGGAATATTACCAGTACAAGCACTACCACTTGGCAAAGTTTGAGTGGGAAGATATTGTGAGGTATTCTGTAGTGATTGTACTCGGTAGTATTATTAATTTCTTTATTTTTTTAACAAAATGAGTAAATAGAAATAAGTATTGTCCTTGTTTTGATGCCATGTCTGAATATAAGGATATAGAATAAAAGATGTCACCTACCTGAGTTGGCCTTCTGAATGCAAATATACGAATAATTTGCTTACAGATTGTTACTTTATCAAAGCTTAACTTTAAAATTTTGCTCAAAATGAATTGATTTGAGCGAAAAATTGTAATTTTACCACAGATTTTAATTTTATCAAGAACGTAGAACAATTAACTATAGACAAAAGGAGGTTTTTCAATGACACAAGAACAAGAAGCCGAAGTCCAACGGTTGATAAAGGATATAGATGTTACTGAACTGATGGGAATGCTTATGAAGCATGGCAACAGGTATTCACGGAGAATTTTGAAGTTCTTTCGCTGGTTCTGCAAGTATGTGCCTTTCATCATCATGTGTTTTCATGCGTATGGTATATGGGATTTTAGCCAGCATCCTCGTGAAATGTTTATTCCTTATGAAGAGAATCTTCCATGTTATCTTTTCATTTATTTTATGGTCTATATTCTTCCGATGGTGACTATTCTGGCTAGTAGATTTTTCTTTTTGTGCTGGTGGTATAGAATACCTTTTTACTACTTTTTTGGTATCAATGCAGCTCACATTGTTGAGTGTAACTGGTATACTACTAAATCTATGGTAGATTCTTGCTATACGGTGATGGCTATAACAGCTATGTTCTATCTGTATGCTTTTGCAGATATGATTATCAATAGAACGAAGATAGGAAGGAAAATTTGCAAATAATAAAGAAATACGGAGATAATAAGAGAAAAACAGCGAATTATGAAGAAAGTACTGAATTATGATACCCTGGGATGGGCATTGAAATCATTGAGCGATGCTTGTTTCAAGGCTGCCGAGCAGCAGAAGAATGGAGAGAAGGTTACGGCTTGCGGTATGACCGATGATGATCTGGACAATCTTTGTGAGCAGATTCCTGACATGCTGAACCCTTATATGACTGCCGGGC